ATACGGGTTTACGGGCCAAAGCCTTGTCCGTGTGTAGTAAATTGGTAGCCCTAGTGGGTAACGCTCCCACATCTCCTGATTGAAAGTCAGGCAAACTAACTTCTATTCTATAGGGCCAAAATGGTGCTTATGGAAGGATTCGAACCTTCAACCTACAGATTCGTAATCTGTTGCTCTATCCAGTTGAGCTACACAAGCATAAATGGTCCAGCATGAGGGACTCGCACCCCCGATAATTCCGCCCCAAACGGAATGCCATAGCTACTAGGCGAATGCTGGATATAAAATGGTGGTGCCCGTGGGAGTCGAACCCACCTTATACGGATTAAAAGTCCGCTGCATTAACCGCTCTGCCAGAGCACCATAAAAGTTTAGTAAGTTTAATCTATTACCCCATCGTCATTCAAAGTTTGGGGAAACTCCAAATGGGCGAGCGCATTGCCCGCAGATTGAACTTACAAATTGGCTGTCCCAGCACGGCTCGAACGTGCGACCCAAATATTAACAGTATTTTGCTCTGCCGACTGAGCTATGGGACAATAAAATGGCTGCGAAAAATGGACTTGAACCATCACTTCCCGATTAACAGTCGGGCTGTGCTACCTTAACACTATATCGCAATAAAATGGCTGAGATACTTGGAATCGAACCAAGACTAAGAGTTTCAAAGACTCCTTTGCTACCACTACAACATATCCCAATAAAATGGTGGACGACCCGGATCTTGCAACCGGAATTACTGATCTTCAGTCAGCAGTGATACTTTTTCACCAATCGTCCAAAAATTTTTGATAATGTATATGGTTGGCTTACTCACTCTGCTCAATGCAAAGTGGTCGGACTTTGAACCCGTTACACGTCTTCCATGTGCCGTAAGATTTTAGAGACGAAAAAACATACACTATCAAAAATGGTGCAGTAGGCGGGACTCGAACCCGCAGACCTCTTCGTTGGCAACGAAGCATTCTACCATTGAACTACTACTGCATATAAATTGGTGGCGATGGTAGGACTCTAACCTACAACCTGCTGTTTCGAAGACAGTCGCTCTATACATTGAGCTACATCACCATAAAATGGAGCCAGATACGAGAGTCGAACTCGTTTTTCAACTTTACAAGAGTTGCACATCACCACTTATGTTTATCCGGCATAAAATTTGGCAGAAGGAGAGGGATTCGAACCCCCGGAAACTTGCGCTTCGGGAGTTTAGTAAACTCCTGCTTTAAGCCACTCAGCCATCCTTCTGTGTACTAAAATGGTGGCCCATGTCGGTATCGAACCAACCCAGTGCGAAAGCACAGCACGTTTACAGCGTGCGCCGCGTCCTTAGCGGTATAATGAGCCATTAAATTTGTCATTTGAGTCAACCTCAATTTCGCCAATGACGTGGCGTTTGCAAAATGATGCACTTTGTTCATGCTTTTTGTCATGAATCTTCGGAATGGTTGAATACCAAACCTAGTGCAAAATGGAGCGGCAGACAGGGATCGAACCTGCGACATCAAGTTTGGAAAACTCGCTCTCTACCAACTGAGATACTACCGCAAAAATTATTTTTTCTTCAAGAAATCTTCTGGTTTCTTAGCAAACTTCTTTGAAAGAAGTGTTAGACCTTGAAGGATTTCTGGACTTATCACACCAGTTATGCCATAACTGATTGCTTTTGTCAAGCTACTTACTTCAACTTGTTCTAAAATAAACCATGCTATTGTAGAACATATTGCCGCAGCGATGATTCGTTTGATTTGTTCAGTATGAGTGCGTTTCACACCATCCATGAAAGTTCTAGCTAACATACCCAGTGCTCCAATAAGAGCAACAATCCATCCGCCTCTTAAAAACTCCATGAATAAATCTTTTTCTTCCATAAATTATGATATTAATTATAAATACTATACTCACTAAACAAAACTTATGATTTTTTTATAGTTTCTTCACTTTTTTAAATTTGGTGGTGCCGGTGGGACTCGAACCCACGTTGTTTGTATATCTGGTTAAGAGCCAGAGCTATTCGCCGCTATAGGAACAGCACCATATTATAAGTTTTTATTTATAGTCGCAACTTAAAACAACGACTGGAAATTGTTTAGAGAAGGACGCTCATTTTACGATCCGTAAAGAATATTGCATCCTTCTCCAACTTTATATTAAAAATAACATATCACTTCGGCCTCACAACAGATAAAACTATCTCTGTTGATATTGATTCCCACAAAACGGTCGCTAACGCGCCGGTGGCTATTTTAGTGCTTCGGGGTGCATTTTTACCCATCTAAATTGTACTGTGAAAAAACTTTAAAATTGTTACTATAACTCCGACTTCCCCAACTATACTTACTTTTTATTATTTGTCAAACTTTTTTTACTAAATCTTCTAAAATAAAAAACCCACCTCTTTTTAGGAAGGTGGGGCATTTTAGGTTAGATTTTTTATAATCTCCGTTATGCCACACCTTTCATATCACGACCTTCATTGGCTCCTGTTGTCGGTTGCACAATAAAGCACAAGCTCCAATAGGAGTTTAGATTTTGCGATTTATGTGAAACGTTGTTCATGATTTGATGCTTTGTTATTTAATAAATACAACTATGGTATGAAAAAAATCAAATGTCAAACACTTTTTTATTAAAAAGATGATATTTTTTCACTTTTTTTGTTTTTATACTCAAAATAGTGGATTATTTGCTGGTTGCTCTAAAAACTCCGTCCCAACTTTCATCAAGATTGCTGTTTCGTAGCCCCTCTATTCTTTCAATCATCATCTCGTAATATTGTATAAGTTCCTTGTTATGTTTCATTAACACATTTGCTGTGCTGATAGCTTTGTCCCAACTTTGTGTTCTGTATTGATTTAAAAATTCAGAATGTACTGAGAACACGGCACTTTGAAAAGATATTCCTTGGTTTTCCATTATGGTATAAATTTTTACACCTTCTTTTTTACCTTTGACGGCGATGCAATCTAATTCAACGCATCTATATTCATCTTTTATCATTTCATATGTTCTTGGTCCAATGATAATGCGCACTCCGTATGCTTTGCTTTGACCTTCTAATCTAGAAGCAAGATTAACATGGTCGCCAAGACAAGTATAATCAAATCGTTGCACAGAACCCATATTTCCTACAACAACATCTCCGGTGTTTATACCTAGCCCCATTCCGAATGCAGGAATGCCTTCCTTTTTTATTTCTTCATTAAATGCGTCCAATTCTTTAAGCATAGACAACGCAGTTTTAGCAGCATCTTTAGCATGGTTTGGATTGTCTAATGGAGCATTCCAGAAAGCCATTTGAGCATCGCCGATATATTTGTCTAACGTGCCATCATTTGCTAGAATAGCTTTGGTCATAGCTGTCATATATCTGTTCATAATGCCTGTAAGTCCTTGAACATTTCTTCCATAGTGTTCAGATATAGCTGTAAATCCACGAACATCTGTAAACATTATGCTTAATTCTCTTTCATCGCCGCCAAGTTGTCGCAAACCTGGATTCTTTTGTAGTTTTTCAACGAGTGCAGGTGCGAGGTATGTACCGAACTGCTTCTTGATTTGCATCTTGAGTTTAAACTCCATTACAAATCTCATGAATATTGCTCCTACCCACGGTAAAAATGCCGCCATCAATGGCCATGTATAATCTATTAAGTATCCACTACTTCTGAATAAGTAAAATCCCGCAGCAACAATAACAGTAGTTAATATTTTTACTAGTGCCGCGTTCCAAACATATCCAAGATATGCCGCAGATGTTACCAGAATCAATCCAAGTGTTATACCAACGGCCAGTTCATATAAATCAAACTCTGCTTTTCTTTCTAATCTATTTCCATCAACAAGCATTTGTAGTGTTTGCATACTTACTTCATGGCCATATGCTATTCCAACGGGTGTAGCTACTGTATTACTTAATCCTTCGGCAGTTAGTGCAATAACTACAATCTTTCCTTTTATCTTTGACCAATCATTGTCTGTATAAGACACAGTATCAAACTTATATTTGAAATTTATCCACACTCTGCCATTAGCATCTGTGTTTATTGGCGGTGTGCCTTTTACTCTAACGGCTTGAATACCGGCATCATTGATTTTTGCTTGATAACTTGGTTCTCCACTAAAAACACGAAGCACTTCTAATGGTAGTGTTGGATATGTTTCTTTTTTAACTTGAATTATCAAAGGTAAGCGGCGAACAACGCCATCAAGTTCAGGTGCCGTCAACAACATACCAACCCCAGCAGAAGATTCTCCGATTTCTTTTACAGGTCCAATTGCATTTGGATAATCATATAGCCATCCATCAGATTGACCTCCTACAGTTGCTAGTCCTCTTGGCACAGGAACTCCTTTGCCTTTTACAGACGCGGATTGTGATGTAATCACAGGAACTTTTTGTAGCATATCTACAAATTCAGCATCTCCACCCATTCTATCTTTTTCTGCAAATATAATAGGAAGCACTACAACGGCTGCTTCATTTTCAAATGCTTTCTTGATAGCATTTGCCAATTCTGTTCTTGGCCACGGCCATTGTCCATTCTTTTCTAAACTAGCTTCATCTATCTCTATGACCACAACATTATCACTTTTAACTTTAGTTTGAGTGCGTTGATAATAGTCCAATCCTTTCAATCGTATAACTTCTATTGGATACGGGTCTATTACTCGTAGTGCTACTAGAGCGACTAGTATCAATAAACCAACACCAAACAGTTTTATCAGATATTTTTTCATCGTTGTATGATATTCACTTTGAGTTTAGATCCGTAATTTAACGGATACTCTTTTGTGCTATCTTTATCTGTAACTGTGAAGGTTGCGTTCGTATCTACCTTGACTTTGTAAAATATTACTCCGCTATTGTTGATATACAAAATAGCACTTGTGCCGTCTGTAGTAAAACCGTTGTTTACTGTTGATGTTGGCAATGTTATTGTGGGAACAGCGGATGCTATCGCCGTTGTCGCAGTCGTCACTGCCGCAACTTTTGTAGATATTGCCTCGATTATAGACTTGTTTACTTCTGGTTGTAATTTGTTTATATCTAAAGATACAGATGCTAGTGTAGCCGACGCTTCTTGCGGCTGTGTAGATGCAGCAGATTGTGTCTCTTCTGCCGGTGCCGAGCTTGTTGGTGTGTTATCAACTTGAGCAACTGATGTTGATTGTGAGCTTGAACTGCTATTTGATGCAGTCTTTGATTCCGACTTTGTTCCCTTTTTGTTTGATGAGTCGTCAGAGTCTTTACTTATTTGTACAGGAGCTTTTTTTGCTTCTTTTGCAGATTGCGTAACTGATTTTGGCGTGTCCAATAAAAGTCCGTTGTTTACGCTTGTTTCATCTTCTAAATTTAATAATACGGGAGCAGATGGTACTACATTAGATGAAGCGACCATTGTTGCTTGATATGCTTTTGTCATAACCACCGTGCCCAACCCATTGCTAACTTCAATAGTACCAACAACAGGAGGACCAAATTGTGCGAGAGAGGGTAGAAGAATAATTAAACTTCTACCCATCTCATCGACTGTAAGAGAAAAGTCAGTACCACGAACCGCAACAGATGCGGTTGGTGTTTTTATTTTAACTTCGTCTCTGCTATTTTTTGCGATAAGTCCGGAGGCGTATCTTACTGTACCAAGCGATGCTTTCAACCCCAATTTTCCTTTACCAGTTGATGGATCATATACAAATGTGTCTATAACCAGTTTGCTGAATTCGGTGCATTGAACCCGAGTACCGTCTTCAAAGGTTATTCCAGCCCGTCCTTTTAACGTTTCAATTGTATCATCCATTTCTATTCCAACATCAGCCTTGCCTTCAATTTTATCTTGGTTTCTTGTCACTTGAGTAGGACCAGTCACCTCGGTAATTTTACCGGCTGCGGCAAATAAGTTGGAGCAGAATAACGCCCCAGCCAATATCAATATAACTTTTGCAACCATTCCTTATGGAGTTGGAGGACTGATACCGGTTGTTGGAGCCGCTGGACCTGTTGGACCAGTTGTTCCACCAGTTGTCATAGCGGGAGCTGCACCACTTGTAGTTTGTACTACGCGAACGGTGTTTCCACTACCTACCAAGCTATATTGGAATGTTTGTTTTTCTACGCCAGATTGATATACTGTTAGGTCGTTTGTACTTCCTTGGATGGTGACTGTTTGTTCGTGACCATCTTTAGCAGCAACTCCGCCAGTCGAACCAATTTGAGTAGATTTGACAGTGTTTGAGTTTCCAGTGATACTGTAATTCACGTAGTTGTAGTTGGCATCTTTGATACCAAACTTCAATACGTTAGAATTTCCAGTAACATCCAAGATTACGTCAGTGTTAGCCATAGTTGCTTTACTACTGTCGCTGTTGGATGTATGATCAACGGTTACGTCTTTGTTGAACAATACACTGTTACTGTTACCTGTTAGAGCAATGTTCATTTTATTGCTTGCTCCGTCAAAGTAATATTTTTGGGTATTGCTATTTCCAGTTGCAACAGACAATAATTTCAGATTGTTTGCTCCAGTGATAGAGAAATCCGTTGTATTGTTGTCGCCCATTTGTCTCATTTCAAACAGGATGTTATCTCCTGTTATGTCAGACGGTGTTCCGCTAGAAACTCCAATTTTATTGAGGCTTCCTACTTGTACCAACGTCGTGCTACCAGCGGTAGTTATTTGATTCACATATATTTGGTTTTGACCGTATCCGATACTTGCCAAATATATGAATGCTAGTGTTGTTATTAGTTTCTTCATAATGCTTTCTTATTAGGGTTGAATTTCCAGAGCTTCATTCTCTCGCCTTGATTAACTATCTCTATAACGGCTTTGTCTATTGCACTGCGAACAGCAATAGTGTTTGGTTCATTTGCTGTTAATCCTAGTTCAGACTCTATAGGCAATGTTCCATGCTCATAGAATTTGAATAGATTGCCAGATACTGCAACACTGGAAATTGTTTTGGTAACTGCAACACTTAAAAGTACTTCTCCGGTTTGTACACTTACAAATCGTAATGAAACCGTAACTACATCTTTGCGATATTGAGCATTTGATGATATGCCGAGCACACTTGCTCCAGCGCCTCCGGTTAAAATGTTTGAATCATATCCTATGATACCACCTTCGGCTATAACTCCGGCAAAAAGCATAGGTGTAAGCTTTTCTGCATTCTTTCCTTGAAATGTTTCTCTAGTTTGACTAATCAGTTGTCGCTCTTTGATGATGTTATCAAGATTTGCTCTTTCTAACACTTGAAACCATGCACCACCGCCAGCTAGTCGTAAAGAATCAATGAGCCAACTTTCAGCACCTTGAGTAACGGCAGATGAAAATGATGCATACGCATCAGAAACTTTACGTTGTCCTGTTTTATCAGTATATGAATATACCGCAACGGTCATTTTTGGTCCTTCCGGTGCAGGAAGTTCCATAAGCTCTTTTTCTAGCGGAGAAGCTTGATACTTTGGTATTTCCAATATTGACGGTTTGCTTGGCATTGACGCGCAACCAACCAGCAATAACGGTAAAATGAGTGTAAATACATATTTAATCATCCGCCGGGTGTAGCTGGTGTCAAAGAACCGATTGGCACGGTTATTTGCGTGGTTGTTCCTGTTGCCGGATCTACAATATATAAAGTAGCAAAATCGCCATTTCGTTGCCAAGTAATTGTAGAACCGCCTTGTAAATTGATAACGCCAAACGTAGCGCCATTAGAATTGAATATCTGGTCGGTTACTTGAGAAGCCAACTGTGAGTATATTCTAGCCTGTAGATTGTTTATAAACGTGTTTAACGGCGTATTAGAGGCTTGTATCTTAGCTTGCTCGGCTTCTGACTTTGCTACTTCTTTTATAGATTGTTTTCTTGTTCTGGCCAAGTTTTCAATCGTCATAGCTGTGTTGGAGAAATTTACTCCATTGAAAGTCGCCGACTTAAAGCTATGCACCATGTCACTTGCATACGATGTGCAAGCCGTTATTATAACTAAAAATATATAAAATTTGTGTTTCATAGTCAGTCATATATTATATATCATATATACGACCTAGAAACACAGAAACTTTTTATATATACACTACATGCACCACCGATGCGTAAAAAAATAAAACCAAGCGACAACTTGGTTTTAAATTTGGGTAATCACTCATTATACTTGAGCAAAAATATTGAACTGATGGTCTTAAAACTCATTCTACCTTTAAGAACGTCGCTGTAAGTTTCACAGGCAGAACGCCAAACAATGCCTTCGGCTGGTGTGCCGTTGTCATAGTTTAAAGCCAAAGCAACTTCAAGCATTTTACTTACGGTGGCTGTTTCACCAAAACCAAAATCTTTCTGTGCAACAAGCGGTACAACTTTTATATTGTGCTTTTTTCCAAACTCAACAAGTTCATTGTATCCAGCATATTTTCCAGTATCAATGTCGTATAAGTTGAATAGATATAAATCTACTTCTTTGAAACCCATGCG